CTTCTTAGCGCGGGGCTTCCTTGGTTTCTTAACCAATTGTTTCTTTATCTCTTCAATATCGACTTCAACTTTCTTGAGATGCTGAACCAAAACTTGAACAGCAGATGCCAAGCCCTTGATTGCTGCGTCTTGTTGTTGATCTCGCTGGTTCGAGTCCGGTGATTGTGGATTTATAATACCATTCATTTGTTTCTCCTTAATTACAAAATATTGCGTTAACTTCGTCTTGAGAAAGAATCCTATCTGTATCTAAGTTCAGGTAGTAGTGATTCCCATCTCCAGTGTGCCAACAATATAATAACCTATATCCTTTAATTGTAAAGGGTGTTTCTGTTCCTCCACATGCTGGAATTAATTGACCCTTCTGGAACTTAGCTTCCGGTGTTGTTTCTTTGAGATATTCTTCAATTGTTTTCATACTATAACTCCGTTAAGCGACCACGACCACAAGTTGTATAAGGAATGAGTGTCTCACCGTCTAAGACGAAGTGCGATGCCCCTTGGATCTTGGTTAGGCCCAACTGCTTAAAACGGCTAACAAAAAATAAAGGAAGTTCTTTAACAGGTTGTTCTGGTCTATAAATTTTTATTGGATTGTTACATTCACATAAGACAAACTTTTCTTTTGGCCCCTGGATAACAACATTCCTCCAATTAGTCTTTGCCCCGATACCAACAGAAAATGCTTCATCATCTGTAACTTTGTATTTGGAAAATAGATTAATTACTTTATCGTACTCTCCGGTTTTACGATTAAACTTACGAACAATCTTTTCTTTAATGGTTAACATATAATCACCTAATCATTAACTTATATTATTAGTATAATGTATTAATTACTAATCTGTCAATAGGTGGTTATTCAATATTATTAGATAGTTATAAAAAGATGGATGACCAATCTCTTAGTCATCCACCATAAGTTGCCGTCACGACTTTTATTTACTGTTTAGAATTGCTTTGTATCGTCTATATGCTTCCTTAGTTGGATCGTCATCTGAAATCGAATCGTATCCTCCAACCAACGAATCAATCGGCATAGAAACATATTCCCACGGAACATTACTATACCTAGCAACATAGGTTCTAATATTAAGAGAACCTTGAGAACATGTGTAGTAGTCGTATGTATCATCAGACCCAAGGTATTGGCAGCGTTGACAATCGTGTTGATACAATGGCTTTGTCATTGCTTGGTCTTTCTCTTTTCGATAAATCTTTTTATAAACCTTTCGTGTTCTGCTTCATATGATTCTTTATAATTCTTTCTTCTGGTTTCTTCATCTGGTCGAGGGTCGTCGTCGTAAAATTTTATTTGACATCCAAGACAACAAAATCCACCAGACACAAGAAAATCATATCCACAAAACTTACCGCAGAAATTACACCCATAGCTATAAAAGGGATCTTCCATTATTTTTTGTCACCATTTATTATGGGTCGCTTCAAACACTTTAACATTTGTTTCAGTGTCCACTCTATTTCTTTTATAGATTCTCCACCTACAGCTTTACCTTCTGTAAAAGCAAACGGGGTTTTTCTTTTACCTTCGTAAAAGCATTCTTCTATCTGATACCAGACGGATTTGTGTTCCTTACCGTCTTTAGATTTCCATCTAGAGGTTCGTTTTACAACTCTATGATTCCAGTGATCCATGCAGGATATTATATAAGATTCTATATAATTGTCAAATGTATTCTAGGTAGCTTCTAATACATTGATTTTAATATCGTTCTCATCAATAACAGTGATTACGTTTCTGGTTGTGTATATATCATTGGTTAACGGACTTGCATAAAACTCTATGCGTGTTAAGTCTGCGTTCATCCAACCAAGTGGGCTAAACGGTTGATCTATTATAACTTTACCAGTCTCATAGTCAATTGTCCCAAAGTCTGCAACTGGTTCAATTCTATTGTAGTTAACATTGTTCCAGAACATGGTTAACACATTACTATTAAACTCTTTCTCTGCAAAGAAACATGCATCAGTATTGTTCACATATAAAAATGGTGATGAGTAAACTGCTTTACCATTCAGACTAGTTTCATCAAATACTTTAATAGAGTTTAAGAAATCTATTGTCCATGTATCTGGACTCCCAACCGTTGGGTATATAATTTTTTTGATATTAAAGTTTGTAATGTTACTTTTAATGCTCTCGTCTGAATCATCAATTAACTGAACAAATTTAGAATGATCAACTCCCACATTGAATTTATTAAGTTCTGTCTCAGCAAAGTTTAATATGTTATCCCTAATAGCGGCTTGAATTTCCCCTGCTTTTTTGTTTGTTTGGAGGTAATAAAATTTGACTGTAGTATTGACAACTATAAACAAGTACTCGGCATCTACAATAATCGGCTCTTGTGTTACTACACATCTTGGGCGAATCAAGGTACTAATAATATAATCTTTATCGTCGTCCTCTAGAATGTATCCATCTTCAGGTTTCATTGCTATAAACACTCTGCCGTATTGCGGTGGGTCGTTGTCTTCGCCTCCCCATACTGATATTGTATCTATACGAGGATATTCACGTTTAATAATATATTCGAAATCTGATGTCGTAACGGCTCTATTCTGCATCTCATAACTAACGGGTGCAAAGTATTTGATACTTCGATCACTCTCTACATCTTCTCCTCCTGTGGATTGTGAAGTTGTATTGATCGTTGTTCTCCTTACGGAAAATGTACTTGGGGTTATAACACCCAGTCCATTAACATTGGAGAATGTTTTGATTCCATTTGCAAGTTCCCCGTTGGTGACTATGTGTTCTACGATTATTATGTTTCCAGGTGCAAGTCCGTTGATAATCATATTGTCGTTATCATCTAAACGAAATCCCGCTGAGATGATACCGTCTCCAAAATATATCTCCACCTTTCCATCTTCTGCATATTGAAGATAAAAAACTTTAGAATCTGACTCAACTTCTGTTATGTTTGTTACACGTTTAAATATGTAAAGATTCTTGTTTGTTTCTGACTCTTGTACCCATACCCTAACGGAGTCTACATCTACATTTGAATTAGGAAGTATAAATCTCTGATCCAAATTAGACGTAACAGTAAAACGGTGCGTAAGTCTTGTACCCTCAATTAGATCCAGACTTGTCTTGAAATGTCCACCAAAGGCATCTGTAAACCAATCAGTTGTTCCATTTGGATTCTGATAGTATAGCGTCTTTGAACTTGGTATAACAAATTGATATGTCTTTCCGTCTGTACCCTGGCCAGAAAACGTGGTATCCTTAGGGATATAAAAACTAGATGGATATGATACTGGAATGGTAGTGCTTGGGTAAATCTTCACTTCTACGTTGGCTCTGGCAGAACGTTTAGATCTTGGTAAATATCCTAACATCTTAGCTTTTGATAGAATAGATTCTCTGATGTTTGCTGTATCAAGAAACATCTCGTTTCCTACCATATTAAGATAGAAAGAATTATATGCAGTATTATATGCCAGCAAATCAAGAAGATATGACCAACCAGATCCATCGAAGTCAAAATCCTGCATGTCTCCTTTATTTCTGAGAAATGCTTTTAATGCATCTTTGATCTGGAAAAAATCTAGTTCTGAGAATTTTAATGTTGGGGTGTTAGCCATTTTAATTACTTATTAATATTAATGATCTTTATTATTTATTCCTATTTTTTATTCTCCAAGTATTCCCATCTTTATTAATACGGGCCTTACGGTTTCATTATATACCATTGCCAATCGTCTCAATAGTTTTTTATGATATATCTCATTAAGATTATTAGTAAAAAAGGTGGGAAAGTATGTATCATAAACAGTTTTGATAAAACTTCTAATATCACCAAACGAATGTGCCAACACATCCCTATTTGCTCTTGGGATATCTCTTAAGACATTACTAACTATCTCTTGATAATATGCGTTGAATTCGGTTGGACTATTTACATATGTTGATATGTCAGATGGTCCTTTACGTGCCATTACCTGACTTGCTTTATACCTTGGTCCATATCTGAGAAAATCCATGTAGTGTACAAATTCGTGAACAAAATCATTCATTAACAATGAGTTAACCATCTTTGGATAATCTACTGTTTCGTCACGCATATTATGAATGGTTATAACGGCTACTGGATTTGTAGCGTCTATTTCCTTACTCTTCATAAAACCAAATGATGCACGAGTCTTTGGGTCATGTTTACTAAAGGTTATTACCAAATCATCATACTTATCTGGGGCACCAATATCAGTTGCCCATGCTAATATTCTCTTTCCATCTTCTGTGTTAAATGTCTGAAAATATTGTTCGATTGGTTCCTTTTTGGAAATCTTGTTAAGTAGGAAATTTTTAATTGAATGATACACCTTTACCGCCTCTTGTCGATACGCCTGGTCTAAGCGTTCGTCTTCTAAGAGGTATTCTCTAAATCTTAGTCTTCGATGTGTAACCACTACCTCACTCTCTCTAGAAACATTGATACTACAACTGGAGCAAGAATATTTAATATTCTAAAGACTATAGTAACGTTATACCCATGCTCCTGATTATCTGGTTCTACTCTAACCTCTAATAAACTAATTCTTGGTTCGGACGTTTGAAGAGCAGTTTCGATAGTAGATTGTATGGATGCAGCAGTAAAATATGATATGTTCTCGAACAAGAGACTATTAATACCGCTACCAAAGTTACTGTCAAAATGTCTTTCATAGAAATTTGTTAGGATAATATTTCTTACAGAACGCTTAATAGCCTCCGCATCATATACATAAACCAAGTCCTGGGTGTTTGGATGCGCTGGGAGATCTAAATTTAAGTCTTTATATTTTCTTTCTGGTATTGGCATGGTTACATCTCCGGCATCTTAAATTTATACAAAAATGCTTCTAGTACTGGATTAATCTTAACAGTCTCTAGCAATGGTATTGTTGGAATGTTCAATTGAAATATTAAATTTAATGGTGGTGGACATGGCATTTGTGGATCTAATACTGGCCATATATCGTTAACACGTACATCAAACATACCTTTAATATCAATAACCATACCCGCTGTCATATGATTCCATAATAGTGCGTGTACATGATTACTCTTCTCTACATTTATTTGTCGGTCATCTCCGATTCCGATAAACTCTTTACCTGCAACATATTCATTATTTGTTTTATATGTATATACTGTTCTGTTACCATGAATCTCTTGGTTGCAATCTTCCCAGACGGTGTTTCTTTGGTTCTTCATAACATCTAAATAATAGTTTCCATGAATCTTATCTACCTTGTCTCCGTATACTTCCGTTATCATATGAGACATACACACGGTCTTTGCTTTGCCATACACTTTTATATTAGCATCTCCAGATATGGTTAGTGTACTGTTGCCACATATTCTGACGTTCTGATTTCCCCATATTAGTATATTACCGTTTCCCTTGACGTGTAAAACGTCGTCTGCGTCTATTGTAACACATCTATCTTTTAGTATGTGTCCTATCTCGTCTTTCTCTATACGGTAATATCTAAACCCATTAATTCTAGTATTCTCATCTCCTTCCATCAAAAATCTATTAAGATTTCCTTTCTCAAGAGTTTCATTCCAATTACCACCAGAACCAACCGTCACATCATAATTATAATGTTTACGGTCTTTGTTAATAAAGATATTCTTATTCCAGTCTACCGTTTCATTGTCAGAGGCTTCGATGTGCGTATATCTGTTCTTCAGACAGATATGATATTCGTTCATTACGATCTTCTCTACCTGTTCCCCCATTGGATGTATTTCTCGGAAGGTCCCTGAGCGGTGATACCAGTGAAGGCGTTGTGCCCCAGGAGAGTCGTCTATCTCTACCAAGTGCCCAGACTCTGAAAAGTATGCATGATTATATGGATACTTAGCTGCATATGGGGTTGCTGCTTCTGTCCAGGGCATGGAAAAGGAAACTGTATCACTTCCAACTCCAGCATCTGGATGCATTGCAGTTGGTACGCCTGCTTGGCCTATTCCTACGTTGAAACGTTTAGCCTCTACGATTGTTTGATCAATGAACTCGTTCCTCTCAAATCTATTTGCTGTAGACTCTTTATTGTCCACATACCTTAATAGTGGATCTCCTGGTTCATTCTGTGGATATCTGGAGATTGGACTTGGTAATTCATCTAAGAAAGAACCAGCTCCTGTATCAGTTTGCATAGGAAACGAAAGGGGATCGCGGGGAACTATGAATGGATTTAAAACTGAATCTGGTCTTGGATCATTAAAACCAATCTCTGGGTTGGCTTCAATCTCTGTAATACCTGGCCAGACTCCAATCATTACAGGTTCCTGCGCTACGATTCCATCACGGAAAAATCCCATAACCCAGTCACCCTCTTTAGGACCAACAACGTGTCTACCGCTATCCAATGGTAGTAGTGGATGACTCCAAGGAAGATCTTCAGTGGGTATCTCTTTCTTGTCTTCTGTATGCCAACCGAAGTACCTAACCTTACATCGTCCTAGTAATAGTGGATCGATGCGGTCTTCAACAACTCCGACTGCCCAGATAAATCCATCTAGACCGGCAAAGTTTCTTTGTAGCTTCGGAACTTGTACTCTCATATTAAAATACATTCTTATAAAGTGGAATTGGATCTTCGTATACAATTGCGTTCAGGAATGAATCCTTCACTAGTTCTATGTCCTGATAATACGCATCTACTTCTAATCTATGTCTTAGTGCCATAATAATGTATTTTCCAGATAGATATTTTTCTGGTTCTTGTAGTCTGTCTGGAATATTCAGGGCACTTGGCATAACGAATTCTATGATATCGCCTATGCGTCTTTCTGTGTTTCCAGATATGGTAATGGTAATTCTATTATTGTTTAACTGTTGAAACTGAGATTGTCTTGGTAGAACGTATTCTTCTAACTTCATTGGTAATATACCTGGCTCCTTAGATGCAATCCAGGGTATAATGTCATGATCTTTGTTGGTACTCATTAAATTGAATCTTGCTAGGTATGGTTCTCCCAATGCATCTAGACCATCTGTACAAATCTTAAACTCTGCCAAATGAACTTGTTTGTCAAATTCTTTAATATAATCAAAATCATACTCGAAATATCTCTGACGAACTAGATCGTATGTCAATAATTTAGAAGCATACATTCCGTTCTGAAGATTTGATACCACATCAAAGTAACTTGAGAACTCATATTCTTCAATGTTTCTTGTTTCGACTTCTATATTCTTGTTATTACTGTTTAACCAAACATTTTTAACTTGGTATACCAAGGCTTCCTTTACCTCTCCTTCAAACTTCAACTCAAGTGGTTGAAAGTAGAAGCCCTCTAGAGTTTCATAGAAAACATAATTAGAACCTTTATATCCTTCTGGTAAAGAACGGGAAGAGATTATATTAATTGTTTGTGCTGGTGTCCAGTTTCCGGCGACAAAATCTTGTTCATACATGGTTGGATGAATAGAAATTGCCTTTGGAGCAGACGGCATTAGGATAAAGTCATTATAAACAATCTCAACCATGTCAGAATACAGCATCTTAGCAAATGCCCTGCGAACTTTCTTTTTCTTATTTGCTATTAGCTCGGCAGAAACAAAGTGTAGTTTATATGATTGGGTCTTATCTCTTACTAGTTTTCTATCGGATAACTTAGTTACCCTAAAGAAAAGACTAAATGGTTCAGTTTCTTTTAGATCGTTTGGTACATAGTTTCTTCTTAGATCATCACTTTCTCTAAGCTCAGCACGATTATCATTTCCGGTTCCTGGGCGGCGAAAGATAAGCTCCAAAAGTTCTTCCCCAATAATTGGATATAGCATTGGCAAATCCCAAGCATCTAGAACTTGTACATCTCCTGTTAGAAAGTTATTAAATATATCTTCATATATGTTTAGTGTTCCACGGACGTTGGTTAGATCAATTGGGTCAGAGGCACCTGGCTCGTAGTTCCAAGGATAGAGCTTTATCGCGTCTAAGATAAAATCCGTCGAGACACGGATCTTTTCATACTGATTTGGTAAAGGAACCGGACTATCAGCCATGTTTATTTTTTATTTAAAAGCTTCTTAAACTCTTGCATCATCTGCGCCTGGTATGTTCTATCAATAATTTTTATTTTTCTTTTGGACTCATTAACATTATACTCATATTCATAAAAACTTAAAGCATATTTTTCACCTAAAATGTTACCAAAATTAAGTATTTGGCTTGTATTATATGGGTCTGCTTCTGTCTTAATATCATTTTCTGTGAATATAATCTGGGGGTTAGGCGAATACGTTACTACTATATTTGATCCATTCTTTGGAGGATGAGAAAACACAACCGTTCTTTGACTAACTGTATAATGACTTGGCATAGTTAGATTAATATTATCTTTAGAAACTCTAACCGAATATTCATTTAGTGGAAATTCGCTCAAAACAAATTCACTAGTTAACCCATCTCCGGTAAACTGATCTGTAATTATTGTGTTATTGACTTGTGCCGATATATAGTATAAATGTCCGTTGTTATCTGTGGCTGTTATAATATAAGAGTTTGTTCCATGTTGTGTCCAATCATATTGTGCATTTCTTAAATCAAATGAAACATCATTATACCACGAATCAAAATCGGTTATTAATCCTTGTCTACCAATATACTCTTTAATTGTCTGGTGGGCTACTACAAATCCTGGTCTTGGGTCGCCAACATACTCTACTCCATCGATCATATATCTATACTCTTCCCATACATCAGGATTCATTATCTCAACTCTATCACATCCAGTTGGAAGATTGGTATGCGCTTCCAACTCAACACCTGTGTTGTTAATTATACGCAACCACTGTCCAGCTTCGTTGTCTTCGTGGTTATAAAAATACGCATGATAACCAACGGTGATAGCAACCTCATCTAATACGGTTAAATGTGTTAAGAAGGTATTATCCATCACCGCCGTTTGACCGTCTGGTGCTATGCTTAATATGTTTCTTGTTTCTTGATTATATGTAATATCGTAACCGACCTTTAATATGTCGTTTAGGTCTTCTCCTACTGGTGCATATAATAAAGTGTTTAATGAAGCAAAACCAGAACGTGAAACTTTTTTTGCAAAATCTATCTCCCAAACTCCAGTATCCGTCCTAATAAATTTTGATGGAGAGGGACTTACACCGGTTAACACCGGATCGGATGAATGCTTCTCTGTGCATTTATAGACAGTATTATAGTACTGAATTATATCTCCAACATAATATACCGCTCTACTTTCCCATATTCTTTCGTGATATTTGTGGTTAATATAATCATTGAACTGTGCCTCTGACATTACCCAGTCACGAAGTGGATCTAAAATATCGTTTGCATAAAAAACCATCCAAGTATACTTTGGATTTCCGTAGTAGTTCTCTGCGATAATATCTGGGCGTTGAAAGTCTTTTATTGTATACTCAGAATATACTGCGACATTCTTTTTGATGGCTTCTCTAATACGTGTTCTTACTAGAAGATTAACCGCCTCGTTTTCACAAAACTCAACTTTAGGATAATATTTGAAGAAATCCATTTGTTAACGTCCTTCTTGAATACTTGCTTTGGTTAGTAATTCTAGTTCTTTGAAGTGCAAAGACATCTGAATACATACTGGGTCGCTTGTTGTCTTAAAGAATGCAGGCAATCCAGCACCATTATATTCTACCTCACATCCTAATAATGCACATGGGGAGGTTCTGAATAACCATTTATAATTAGGGGCATAGAAACCTAACCTAAAGTTTTGTGGATATCCCCAGAACTGCGATAGTGCAGCCGCGCCGTTCTCTTGGCCGAATCCCTCTGGATGCATAGCATATTTAAGCTGAAAGATGATTTCATCTAATTCTACAGAATCTGCTACTGACTTCGGGAAAAAAGTGAAATCTAGTTTGAATTCCCTGAAATGCATACCTTCAAACTGTAAGGCGGCGTGAGGGTTGACCATAATCCTTTTGCCTATTTGTATTCCTGCTCCTATGTTTGTTCCTGTATATTGACCCAGGTTAATTGCTCCCTTGGCAGCTAATTGTTCAGCGGCACCAATACCGGTTGCTATTAAATCCGCGCCGCCCTCGGTTAGTAGTCGGGCTGCTTGGCCTATTGCTCCAAGAGGAATTTCTTGCCAGTTTGCGTTATATGCTACTCTTATGGAGGTAGGCATCTGTAATCCAACGGCAAAATTAGTCCTGGCGTTCTTTGCCACTGGGTCCATAACGTTGATATGAATAAATGGCTCGTTTGTCGCTCCTTCTCTTATATTCTTCGGGAACGCTAATGATGGTGTTGGAACCGTCTCTGCGCCGGTAGTTGGCTTCCCTACTTCGTATGATCCTTCAAAATTGGATTCTGGTTTACCTAATACAGAACTTGGCTTACGAGGATCGTCGTATTTACCTGGGTTTGCAAACGGTGTTCCATTGGTGCCTATCGGCATATTAAACTCCTAGAAAGATTGACTAAATATAATATATGTCAACCTATAAAGGTTTCTTTAAACCTAAAAATAGTAGTAAATATTCTGGTTCATTACCAATTATTTATAGAAGTAGTTGGGAACTTTGCCTAATGAAATGGTGCGATAGTAATCCAAACGTACTAGAATGGGGTAGTGAAAGTGTAATTATTCCGTACTTTTGCAGTCTAGATAAGAAATATCATAAGTATTTTCCAGATTTCATCATTAAGTTTAAAGAGATTGGTACATATATCATTGAAATCAAACCAAAAAAACAAACTATCATGCCAAATAAAAATAAAACAGGTAGAATGACCAAAAGATATCTAAGGGAAGTATGTGAATATGAGAGAAATTATAACAAATGGAAGGCAGCTCATGAGTATTCTAAGGTTAAAGGCTATATATTTCAGGTTTGGACTGAAGATACACTAAAAAAGATAGGAATTTCCATTTTGTAAAATAAATATTATAGAAATTTCAAATATTTCAGAGATTAATATTGTATGGCAGTAAAAGATTCGAGTATTTCAAGTATTTTGGGAAAGATTGCTAATGGAATAGCTAAGCCCAATAGATATACAGTAGACATTACTCTACCGCCAGCAATGGGGTTAGCAGACCCAGAAAAAGTAAAAACTCTAAGGATACTATGTGAACGAGCAGAGATCCCAGGCGCTTTAATAGCCACAGACGAAGACAAGAAGTTTGGACCACCACGAAAAATGCCATACCAATATGCATATGGAGATCTAACTTTGGGATTTATATGTGAAGATGGAATGACTGCCAGGGGATTCTTTGACTGGTGGCAATCCCTGATAGTTGATAAAACATCCTATGAGTGTTACTATCTAGAAAATTATGCGGCACCTGAGATAAACATAACACTTTTGTCAGAAGAAGGAAAGCCAATTTATCA